CAAGTAATCAAATAAATGAAGGGACATCGTATGTTAGATTTCAAGCAGTTAAATCTAGAGTTGGTGGTGTTGCTATTGCAACTTTAGAATTATCTACAACATTAAATGGTGCAATTAATGCTACAGTAAATACATTAACTTTAAATGATTCTACTCAATTTCCAAACGATGGTTTTATTGTAATAGAAAAAGTAGACCAAGATGCAACTAGTACAACTTTTGGACAATATATAAATGAAACAATTCAATACACAGGTAACAATGTAGGTACAGGAATTTTATCTGGATTAACAAGAGGGACAGCCGCTCCTTTTAGAGGATTTACTCCTTCTAATACTACAGCAACAACTCATGCAAATGGAGCATTAGTTTTTGGTTCTAGATTAGCAACAGCAATTGCAACTACTGTAGAAGTTGGTCCTACATTACCAAATGGAACGCAAGCAACAGAACAACAATTTAATTCTATAACAGTTCCTTTAGTAAATGCAGCAGGTAGATCAGAAACAGGAGGCGGTTTTCAGTGTACAATTGGACCTGTAAATGATAGAAGTTAATTATGGCTGGATATACATACTCAGAACTAACAACAGATATTAGAAACTATACAGAAGTAGATTCTAATGTATTTACTACTGCTGTTATAAATAGATTTATAGAAAATGCAGAACATAGAATAAATTTAGATTGTCCTATGGATTCTGATAGAATCATGGCACAAGCACAATTTGCACAAAATTTTAATAGTATTACAGTTCCTACAAAAGCTTTATTTATTAGAGGAGTTCAAGTTTTTAATTCTACAACAGTTGCTACAGATCAAGGTTTTTGGTTAGAAAGACGTGATCAAACTTTTATTACAGAATATGTAGGAGAAGCAACAGGGCCTTCTGGAGGGTCTGCTGGACAAAATGTTAAAGGATTACCTAGATATTATTCTATGTTTGGTGGTGCCACAACCGGAGCTAACACAGCTACATCAGGTGCTATATTTGTAGCTCCTACACCAGATCAAAATTATCAATATATTATACATTATAATGCTGTGCCCGGAGGTTTAGAAGACAACACAGGTGGAACATATATAAGTAATTACTTTCCACAAGGTCTATTATATGCATGTTTAACAGAAGCATTTATGTTTTTAAAAGGTCCAACAGATATGTTGACACTATATGAAAATAGGTATAAAACTGAACTACAAAAGTTTGCAGCGATGCAACTTGGAAGAAGAAGACGAGACGATTACACGGATGGTACAATAAGAATTCCAATCGAGTCAGCGCCTCAATAAATTTAGGAGAAAAACATTATGGCAATAACATCAGCAGTATGTAACAGTTTTAAAGCGGAAGTTTTACAAGCGTTACATAACTTTACAGCATCGTCTGGAAACAGTTTTAAATTAGCTTTATATACAAGTAGTGCTACTTTAAATAAATCAACAACAGCTTACAGTTCAACAAACGAAATTACTAACGCATCTGGTTCAGCTTACTCAGCTGGTGGTATAGCACTTACAAGTGTAACACCTGCTTTATCTACTGATACAGCGTGTTGTGATTTTGCAAATGTATCTTTTTCATCAGCTTCATTTACAGCAAACGGATGTTTAATATATAACGATACAAATGCTGATAGAGCAGTTTGTGCAATTGCATTTGGTGGAGATAAAGTTGTAACAAACGGAACTTTTACAATTGAGTTTCCAGCAGCAGATGCATCTAACGCTATTCTTCGTATAGCATAAGGTTAAAACCTTATGTCTAACACTTGGAATCAATCCGGAACCACCTGGGGTCAAAACCAATGGGGCGATCAAGCCGACGTTGACGTAACTTTAACAGGTGTTCAATCAACATCATCAGTAGGAACAATTTCACCTGCAGATGTTATGGGACTGACAGGTGTACAATCAACTTCTAGTGTTGGTAGTGTTACAGCTGATCAACTTATTACAGCTTCTTTAACAGGTGTACAGTCAGCATCTTCAGTAGGTTCAACTACAGTCGACATTATATTAAATATTGATTTAACTTTAACAGGTTTACAATCAGCAACTTCAATAGGTTCGGTTACAACCAGCACTGAACAAACAGCAGGTTGGGGCCAAGATACTTGGGGAGCTGAAAACTGGGGTGAGTCTGCTCTTGACGTTACTCTTTCAGGTTTAGCCACAACTTCTTCATTAGGTTCTATAGGTTCTATAGATGCTATGACAGTAGGTCTAACCGGACTTTCAACAACTTCTGCGGTTGGGTCATTGTCTCCAACAACTAGTCTTTCATTAACACCAACAGGACAGTTAGCAACTTCTGCATTAGGTTCTATAGGTTCCATAGATGCTATGACAGTAGGTCTAACAGGACTTTCAACAACTTCTGCAGTTGGATCATTATCTCCAACAACTAGTCTTTCATTAACACCAACGGGTCAATCAGCAACTGTTTCCCTAGGTGGTTTAATTTTATTTACTGGAAAAGAAGTTACTCCAGCTGGTGTACTATCAACGTCTGCAGTTGGATCAGTAACCGTTGTATCAAACGAAGAAGCATTACTAACTGGTCAATCAACAACTTCTGCAGTAGGTTCAATTTCACCTGCTGATGTAATGGGTTTAACTGGAGTATCAACGACGTCTTCTGTAGGAGCTTTGGTTACTGAGATAGGAGTTCCATTAACTGGAGTATCAACGACATCTTCTGTAGGAGCTTTGGTTACTGGTATAGGAGTACCATTAACAGGAGTGTCATCAACTTCTGCAGTAGGTTCAATTTCACCTGCAGATGTCATGGGATTAACAGGAGTACAAGCGACTTCTAGTGTCGATGATACAGGAATAGTTCTTAAATATTATGGAACATTAACACCTAAAACTAGCACAGGATATACAATCAAAACCCCTGCATAATTATGTTTGACTTGACAATAAATAACTAATATAAATAACAAAAATAAGGAATATAAACGATGGCATCAACATTTTCAGATCTAGGAATAGAACTAATGGCGACCGGCGAAAATGCCGGTACTTGGGGAGAAAAAACTAACGCTAATTTAAATCTTGTTGAACAATTAACAGGTGGATATAATAGTTTATCAATTGCTGGTGGTGCACAAACAACAGCTTTAACTATTGCAGATGGTGCATTAACAGGTACTGCTCAACACAGAGTTATAGAATTTACTGGTTCAATTACAGGGAATCAAGTTGTAACTTTTCCTTTACTTACAGAAAATTTTTACTTTATTAAAAACAATACTTCTGGTGCATTTACAGTACAATTAAAAGCTGTTTCTGGTTCAGGAGAAACTGTTACTTTTTCAGCTACAAATAAACTTTGGAAAATTATTTGGTTAGATGGTGTCGCAACAAACACAGGTGTTTATGAAGTTCCATTTGAACCAGTTGTTCCAGACTGGCTTACTAAAACATCAGCATATACAGCAGTAGCTGGTGATAAAATTTTTGTAGATACAAATAGTGGAGCAGTTACAATAACTCTTCCCGCATCACCTTCTGTAGGTGATCAAGTAAATTTTGTGGATTCAAGATACACTTTTGATACTAATGCATTGACTGTTGGTAGAAACAGTTCTAAAATAACTAACGCAAGTGCGGACTTAGTAGTTAATACTGAGGGTGCAGCGTTTGGATTGGTTTATTCCGGATCAGACGTAGGATGGACTTACACGGAGAAATAGAATATGGCAAATTACGAAGCAACTAAATATAATTTTAATGGATCAGACCTTACAGGTATTGAAGGTATTCCAACGGCAACTATCGTGCCATGGTCTTCTGCCTCAGTGCCAACAGGTTTTTTAGAATGTGATGGAGCAGCAGTTTCAAGAACAACTTACTCTGCATTATTTGCAATTGTATCGACTACTTACGGTGCAGGTGATGGCTCATCTACTTTTAACGTACCAAATTTAGCTGATAATGTTCCAATGGGTAAATCTGGAACTAAAGCTTTAGCTTCAACTGGTGGAGCAAATACTGTTGCAGTTACAGCTGCTGGTAATGTTAGTTCAAGCACAAACACAAACACAAATATTAACGTTACAGGGAACGTTGGAGGTAGTACAGGAAATACTTCTTTATCAACAGCACAACTTGCTTCTCACAGTCATAATGTTTCATTTACTACTGCAAATTTTACAGGAAACAGCCAGTCTGCAAAATTAAGTGGTCCAGCAAACCCAGTTTCAAATAAAACTTCAGGAAATGCGGGATCTGGATCAGCTCACTCTCACAACATGAGTGCAACTTTTAGTGGTAGTGGTAATGCTTCAAGCTCAAGTTCAACTAATAGTACTTTTAGTGGTACTGCAGTTAACCCATCTGTATTACAACCTTATTTAACATTAATTTATATTATAAAAACTTAGGAGAAAAAATGGCAACTAACGCAAATTGGACAATAATATTTGATGATAAAATGGTAATTAAAAATTACGCAGAAGGAGCAAGTCAAGGTATTGGATATGTTGTATCTGATAATTCTTTTTGGTCTGATTCTAAGTTTTCAAATATTTGGGCTATTCAACATGGTACATCTGTATCTTCTGACGAAATAGAATATAGAGATGAAACTCCAAATTCATCTTATGACGATGCAGGTTTAGGAGACATAAGTCAGTTTTCTTCTAAATGGGATGCAGCTCATTTATCACAGTTACAAGCTGATTGGGATAATGATAATGTTGAAGATGAAACTGCAGATGAAAAAATTTCTAGATTAGGTGCAAGGCCTACATCTTATTCTTCTTAATTATTTTATAAACATCTGAACAGAAACTCTAGGAGTTAACGGACTTAGGACAGGATTAACTTTGTGAGTTAGCGGAGCTTTTATAATTACCAAAGAATTTCCTACCACAGGTATAAAACCGTGACCATTTTTATCACGAAACATAAGTTCGCCACCAAAATTACTATTCCATTTATTATTTACATAGTAGGTAGCTCCATACTTCCATGCTCCATCGTCGTGCCAGTTAATACCAGCACCTTTTTCCATATAGTGAATAATCGTAATTATTTCTTTTAAATTTAATTTATAAAATTGATTGTGTTTAGTCAAAATTTTTAATTTTTCAAATGGTGGGTAGTTTGAAACTTCTACTCTTTTTGGTGGAGTTATATTTTTTATTAAATCTTTAGACCACACTTCTTTAGATGAAGTTAGATTTATACTTTTACGTTCTTTAAATATAGCATTATGAATTCCTTTATAAGTTGAATAATCTAAAAAATTTTCAATATAGTAAAGTTTATCCGGTATTGAATATATTAACTTCATAACTTTATAATACTATTTTAACATCATCCAAGAAGTTAAAATATATTTTTCACCCGATAGTGGTGGATTACCTCTGTGCACATAAGGAAAACTTGCAGGCCATATAACTATCCTACCTTTTTTTGGTTTTACTCTTTTAGAGAAATGTAAAAATTCTGTTTCTCCACCTTCTTCAACATCATTTAAATATATAGAAAATACAAAAGCACGTGACGCATTATCAAATCCTGGACCATGTTCTATATGCCAAACATGATAACCTTCTGTAGGTAAAGTTTTTTGAATCTTTAAACTTGTAAAATGAAAGGGGACTTGATAGGCAGAAAAAGCTCCTGTTTTTTCTTGGTAATTTTTAAAAGCAATATCAAAATTGTGTATCATACTTTTTAGTTCGTCCCACCAAACAACTATATTATCAGAATTTGCAAAAAACTGATCATCTTTTTTATGGAGTGGAGAAGCATTTTCAAAAACTTGTCTATTCATAGTTTTATTAAACTTATATTGATTCTCAAACAATTTTATAGCTTTGTTACATTCTTCTTCAGTAATGTAATTATCATACATACCTATAAAATTTTCTATTTTACTTTCTTTTTTTATTTCTGTTTTTTCTTCCATTATTTTTTCTCCATAAATTTAATTTTTTTATCAAAATCAAAACTATTACTATTTTGAGAAATATTAAATATTAAACTATATCTGTTATTGTCTCCTTCATACCGATCAAATCCATGTAATACTTCTGGAGGAAATATATAATAATCACCTGGCTCCGGAGTTATTTTTAAATTTAATTCAGGAAATATTAAATCACATCCTTTTGTTAAATATAACGCACCATGTAAACAAGGATGCGTATGATAGTTTAAACTGTCTCCTTTTTTTATTTCATTACCCCAAGCACTTTCAACACAATTTTTTTCTAAAAAATATTTAAAAATATTTGAATGAGTTGTTTGATGAGTATTTATTAAATAAATCATAAAATTTTTAAAACTATCCTTATCTAAAAAATGAGTCCAACTAGTCATACCTCCTTTTACGTTAGTATGATTTGTCATTTCAAGATTTAAATTATTTTTTATATCTAGTATAAAATTGTGGATTATATCTGGATAAGGGTAGTGTCCACATATTATATTTACTGTTCTAGGATAAGTAATATTTAAACTAGTTTTAACTTCATTTAATTTATTGTTTTTATTTATAAAATTAATCATTATCCTACTAAAATGTTACAAGTAATTCTTTGCCAATTATATGTTTCTGACTCAGGTGATTCTCCTTTGTGGTATTGCTCCGAATCAAATATTACAGCACTACCTGGTTTAAATTTAAATTCTTCTCCATCAACATAAAAAGAACCTCTCCAATCCGGTTGCCAAACAGGAGTCATAAATAATACTATTGACTTTAATTGTAAATCTGTTTCTTCATCTCTATGTAACCAGTGTTGGGATTTTTTACCGTTATAAGTAACATTTAACCACATTCTAATTATTTGAGTAGGTATCCCTTTATTTTTATCATCTAGTAATTTTGCTATTCTATAAACTAAAGTTTGTCCCCAAAGAAAAAATGGATGATGCTCAACTATATCACCAACTTTAACGGTTAAAACAGGAGCTCCTAATCTAGGATCTCTATCTGATCCTGACACACCGTTTAATTTCCAATTTGGAGTGCTTACAATTTGATTGTACATATAAAACAATTCTTTTTGAGAAAGAACATTATCTAGTATTGTAGTTTTCATTTATATTTTCTATCTTTCATTCTTTATAAAACTATTATATAATGTAAATCAATTATTTCAAGGGTTTTTTATGTTACAAAAATTAGGATTTTTACCAGGGTTCAACAAACAAGTTACATCTACCGGAGCTGAATCACAATGGACAGGTGGAGAAAATGTACGTTTTAGATATGGTACACCTGAAAAAATAGGCGGCTGGAATCAATTAGGAACTGATAAATTAACTGGAGCAACTAGACAATTGCATCACATGGTTAACAAAGCTGGAATTAAGTTTGCTGCTATTGGTACAAACAGAATTTTATATGTGTATTCTGGAGATGTGTATTACGATATACATCCTTTAGTTAATCCATCAGGCACAGCAATTACAAGTGCATTTAGCACAACTAACGGATCTCCTATCGTAACTCTTACATTTGGTAGTGCACATAATTTTGAAGAAGGTGACATTATATTATTTGGTGCTGCCGCTACCTTTAGTGCCATTACTAATTCTAATTTTGGTGCAACAGATTTTGCTGATAAAAAATTTATGGTAACAAGCGTGCCATCATCAACCACACTTACAATTACGATGCCATCAAATGAAACGGGATCCGGTGCAAGTACATCAGGTGGTATAACTTATTTTCAATATTATCACGTAGGCTCTTCTAATCAAAAACTAGTCTTTGGTTATGGTATATCTCTATGGGGTGGAACTGTTTCAACTCCACAAACTACAACATTAAATGGATCATTAAGTGCTAATGCATTTGGTACGGGTGGGTCTGGAACAAGTATTACATTAACAAGCACAACAGGTTTTCCAACTACAGGTACAAATTTTATTCAAGTTGGAACAGAGGAAATTTCTTACACAGGTGTAGCAGGAAATAATTTAACCGGTATTACTAGAAATGTTAGAGGAACTACAAACGCTGCTCACTCTAATGGAGCAACAGTTACAAACACAAGTAGTTTTTCTGGATGGGGTCAATCCTCCACTACTACAAATACTGTTACAGAACCAGGACTATGGTCTTTGGATAATTTAGGAAGCACTCTTATTGCTTTAATTTTTAATGGAGCTTGTTTTGAGTGGAATGCAGATGCAACTAATGCTGTTTTCAATAGAGCAACAATTATATCAGGTGCACCAACAGCGTCACGTGATATGGTAGTGTCTACACCTGACCGTCACTTAGTATTTTTTGGAACTGAAACTACTATCGGAGATCCAACAACACAAGATGATATGTTTATAAGATTTTCATCTCAAGAAAATATTAATGACTACACACCTACAGCTGAGAATAGTGCTGGTACACAAAGACTGGCCGATGGATCACGGATTATTGGAGCTAAACTTGGTAGAAATGCAATTTATGTTTGGTCTGATACATCTTTATTTACAATGAGATTTGTAGGAACTCCATTTACATTTGCTTACGAGCAAGTTGGAAATAACTGTGGATTAATTGGTAAGAATGCAGCAGTAGAAGTTGACGGTGCTGCGTACTGGATGTCTGATAATGGTTTTTTTAGATACACTGGTAAACTAGAATCTATGGATTGTTTGGTTGAAGATTATGTTTACGACAGTCTTAATACAACATCTAATCAAATGGTTTATGCAGGGATTAATAATTTGTTTGGAGAAGTCACATGGTTTTATCCAGAAGCTGGCTCTACCGTAAATACACAATCTGTTACATACAGTTATTTAGATTCAACTGCTAAAAGACCTATATGGTTTGTAAACGCAAGTCCTTTATTTATTAGAACAACATGGCAAGATTCTGCAGTATATGGTTTGCCTCATGCAACTCAATACGATGCAGCGGATGACGCATCGTTTGATGTAATAGGTAACACTGAAGGAGTTTCATATTATTATGAACATGAAACAGGTGTTAACCAAATAAGAGCAGGACAAACTACAGCTATTCCAGCCAGTATAACGTCTGGTGATTATGATATTACACAAAAGGTTGTAAGAGGGGCCGCTACAAACATGGCTGACCTTAGAGGTGACGGTGAAAACATTATGAGAGTTAGTAGAATTATACCTGACTTTATATCTCAATCAGGAAATGCTATTATACAATTAGATTTAAGAGATTATCCTAGTGACACAGCAGTTAGCTCATCATTAGGTCCGTTTACAATATCATCTACAACAACAAAAGTAGATACACGTGCAAGAGCAAGAGCTATAGCTCTTACAATATCTAACACAGCAGTGGATACTAGTTGGAAACTAGGAACTTTTAGATTAGATATACATGCTGGAGGAAGACGATAATGTCAATTACAAGATTACAACAAGCTAGACAGATGTATGCAATGGGCCAAAGAGTTGGAAGAATTGCATTTGGTGGTGGTGGTACTTATGGAGAAGTAGATAGAGGTTATCAAGGTGGTGGTAAGGGTGGATATGGAGATGCTGGTAAAGGTAGTGCAACAGGTGGAACTGGGGAAGGAAATGGGGAAGGACAGATCGTAACACAAAATCCTGTTTATGGAGATCCTGATCCTTACACAGATAATCCTTTAAACAAAAGAGATACTATTACAAGTTTTATGGATAACTATAACACTCAAAAAAAAACTATGGGTTTAAAAAATTTTATTCCAGGTATGCAATTTTATAATATAGCTAAAACAGCATACGATACTGCACAAGCTAGAAAACTATTGGGTTTAGCACCTACGACGGTAGGACCAGATATTATTGATAGTGATGGTGGTGAAGGTATTATGGAAGTATATACACCAGAAATGTTAGATATTACAGATTCAGTTGTTGAGGAAGAAGAAATAACACCTTTTGAAAATAGATTTGAATTATCTCCTGATGTTACACAGGCAAAAGGAATTGAACGTTTAATTCAAGATAAAGCAATAGCTGAAATGATAGGTAAGTTATATACATAATGGCAAAAATAGTACAATCATTAACTAGAGCAAGCTCGGAGTATGAAGAAGACGTAGCACAGTCTTTGGTTAGGGATTTAGATGCCGTGTTAGAAAAATTAAATAGTACGTTTCAAGAAGAATTAAAACAGGAGATAGAAGCTAGAAGTTTCTTTTTAGATTAATGGCAGTAGTAAACCAATATAAATTTGTAGGTATAGATAACAATACAACAGGAAGTGCTTTGGTTCCATTAGGGGCAGGTAATCCTTTGATTAGTGAAACATATGTTATAAAATCTATACTTGTTACATCAGCTGGTACACCAAGTGTGACTGTTACAAACAACAGTATTACAGCTATTAAATCAGCAGCATTAACAGCAAATGTTACAACAGAATTATTAACACAACCGCTAATAGTTGAAGGTGGAAAAGCCTTTACAGTACAATCAAGCACATCAGATTCGTTTGATATAGCTATTAGCTATCTAAACATTAAGAAAGAGGTAACAACATAATGAAGGTATATAACGCTAAAGTAGAAGAAACGTATAGACACGTAAAAACAGGTGAAATTTTTAAAGAAAAAAAAGAATGGGAAGTCAAAGGTTATAAGCCAGAAGAGATGGCAAAGGATGTAAAAGTTATCATGCCTCCTCTTGATTTGTTCAGTAAAACAAAGTAAACTAGTAAAACCATGGGAATAGAAGATATACAAATTTCAGAAGAACTTGAGACTAACGCACCATCTATAAAATATAGAGGTAACGAAGGTCCTAAGTCTCCACAAGAAATGCAAGAAATGATGATGGCTTCAGCGCCAGATCCAATGGATGAAAGAAATAGCATGATGGAAACTATTGCTATGGAAGAATTTGGTAAACCTTTATCAGATTTAAATGAAGATGAAATAATTCAAATAGAACTGTTTATGGAGGAAATGTCAGGTGGTCAACCGTTACCGCAAGACCCAACAAAACCAGTTAATCCTTTCCAACCTAAACCTACAGGACCAGTATTACCTGACAGACAGATGGCAGCGTATGGTGGTATCATGGGTATGGATGGTAGACGTCAATATGGTTTAGGAAGTTCACTTAAAAAATTTGCAAGAAAAATTATACCAAATGAAATAGCGGACATTGCAGTTAAAGCTGCACCGTTTGTTGCACCATTCAATCCGATAGCTGCAGGTTTAATGTCTGGTATTGGTAGCTTTGATCAAACAGGTAAAATAGGTTCGTCACTTAAATCGGGATTAATGAATTATGGTATGGGTCAAGGTGCTAGATATTTAGGTGGAGCAGATTTTCAAAAAGGCATTAATCCATTAGGTGGCTTTACTCCAGGTACTGCTGGTACAGGAACATTTAGTAAATATTTTAGTAAACCTACAGGTAGTGGTGGTATAAAAAATTTATTTGATAAGCCAACTCAACAATTTACATTTGACAGTTCTGGAATAAAAACAGGTGATACTACATTAGCAGAAACTCTTGCTTCAGCAGGAGGAGATTTAGATGCACAAGCTGCAGTAACAGATACAATTTTAAACGTAGGAAAAACAACTAAAACACCATCAGGACTTTTAAAAACAATTAAAGACTTTGCATTAGACAATAAACTTTTAACAGGTCTTGCAGCTGGAACATTAGGAGCAGCTGCTCTTATGGGTAATATGGAACCAGATGAAATACAAGACATGCAAAGAGGTGAAGGTTTAGATATAGATGGTATCAGAGCTGAGGTACAAGAAGCTATGGCAGATGAAACAGGTGAACTTTTAAAAGCATTGAGAGTTAAATATCCTTTCTTAGGAAGAAGAGATACTAAAGATTATGCTATGGGTGGTAGAGCAGGTTTTGCTGAAGGTGGTGGAATCATGGACCTTGGTGGTATGGAAAAAGATTATAGAGCTGAAGGTGGGTTTGTACCTATTGGAAGAGAAGAAAAAGCAGATGATGTTCCTGCAAGATTAAGTGTAAATGAGTTTGTATTTACCGCAGATGCTGTTAGAAA